CTCTCAAGCATTTCTGCAAGCTCTTCATCGTTGACAAACTCTAGTTCGTCCCGGTTAATCGGTGGTAAGCAAATGTGATTAAAAGCGCAATTTTCGCAAGTGTTCGGATCGTCGATAAAATCAGGCAATGTATCATCAGCAAGATGTTTTTCAATCTGTTCTGTTTTCTGCAAGATTGATTCCATATAGACTAAATCAAGCTTAACTGGGATAATTTTCGGTTGAAAACGTGGGATTGACTTCAGATAGAAAAACCCCTCTTCTTCACCTTTCCCATACAAATATGTCATAAGCTGCGCCGGATATTTTTTAATCCAAGGCTTTTTTGAGTTGAAAAAGTCATCAATAGTATTTAGCCGTTGCCAATCTAAGACATTAAGCCCCTTGATCTCTCCCGTCCTAACAATACCGTCGCCAAAGTCAACCCTAACGTCCAAGTGCATTGATATTTGAGGTTTGACATTTATCAACGCCTTGTCCGGTTCAGGGCGATAAACCCGGAAACCGGCATCTTCAAGGTCTTTAATTGCTAAATCTTCCACCGCACGGCCACCTTCAAAAATAAACTCAACTTCGGGTGGATGTGGCTTTCTATCAGACCAATTCCGGATGGAATAAACTAAATATCTCAAACACGGATGACCTATTTCACTAGCTCTAACTGCATATTGTGGTTGAATCTTTATCCTTTTCCGCTTCGATTCGTAAATTGTTTGAATGATTTTTTCTGAGTCTATCACTCCTGATAACCTCCTCGATATTAAAGTCATACCCGTGGTTCAAACCAGACATTACTGATTTTAAATATCTTTTGCGGTCTATGTCTTTATCAGGCACTTTTAATTTCCATCCGGAATGTTGTATAAATGTATTCTGAAAATATTCTGCCAAGATAGCTTGAGCTGGTTTAATTTTCAGATAAGGGAAAATCGCTTTAAGAAAATTAACCGCTTTAGTTCCCTGCAAGCCCCAAGCATAACTTATTTTTCTTCCTGTTAACGGACGCTTGCGATTAGTACATACATATCCGCTAAAAGTTCTTCTCAACCAACATACAATCCATTGACTGGTTATATGAACCCGGACTTTTACATAAAACTTTGGGGTTTTATTGGTATTTTTAGAATGTTCTTCTTGAATTTCTATTGCGCCTTCACCATCGATTAATCCAGCGGCATAGGCCAAGTCGGATTCAATTATTTGGTTGACTATCGCTCGGCTGTCCATGTTTTGCACTCCATTCATCGTAAAGTTTCTTTACTTTCCCATAATTCGGGCTAATTGCTTTTTCCGACAAATCTTCAATCTTTGATTTACCTTTGATTGTTTTTCCGTCCTTTCCGGTGAATGAAGTTATTTTTTCTAATGCTTCTGAAATTTTAGCCGGATCGTTGTTAAACATTTCACTTAACATTTTTTGTATTTCGTCACGTTGACTTTTGCTTTCGGTGGACATTTCTGGTTTATCGCCATAATCGATCCCAGAAAGCTGTTCTTTGCTGATTCCGCCGTCTTTTAAATCTTCCCACGACATGTTGCGGATTCCCAAAAGCCTCGTAACTCCATTTCCAATACAATTTGTATAAGCAGCTTTTTTAACGTCGCCTTTGTCAATTTCCGAAGGGGGCAGTGTGGTTTTTTTCTTTTCTCCGTCGATGTATTTATAACGAGTTGAAAAAAATTCATCTTTGCTTGACCGGGTTCCAATTGCTTCAATTTCCACGTTACCGATGTTAAAATAACCTTTATAGGTATAATTGAAATGTCCATCTTCCTCTATAAACAATTCCGGCGAATCAATCCGCCATGATATACCAAACAATCGCGCTACCTTTTCTGAACCAGACACTTGCAAATAGGGCTTGCCACCTTGGTTCGTCCAATCTCGCGGGTTTGTAACTTTAAGTGAAGCGCGTTTGATTTTATTGATCGCCTCCGCCCGTTTGTCTGCGCCCTCTGCCAAAGCAATAATGTCTACGTTATAAATCGCCGGTATTTCGTTTTGAATCTCGTTATTTTCCATTATTTATCATCTCTCCTATCATATTTTATCGCCATTTCCTCTTGATGATCCGGCTCCCCCACGCTGCCGCACAAGGCGCAGAAAGGGTCTGCGGGCCGTTTGCCGCAATCAAAGGTATATTCTGTTGTCCAAACCTCGTTGCAATTGGGGTTAGTGCAAAATAGGGTTACATAGTCCACTAAATCACCAACTTAACTTCGACCGATTGACCCGGTTCCAAATCGATTCCAAGCTTTCCCAACGCATACCCGGTAAGCAAACTAATAAACTCTCCATCACGTCTCAGCCAAATAAAATCCGGCCTTTCAGTGTCGCGTTCCAAAATTAAATCAATTTCCATCTTTTCTCACCGTCCTATAATCAGTTATAACGTTCCATAGCAGTTCGTCCGGTATCTTTTTAACCTGTTTTATGTCCTCTTTGACACGCAGGAGATTAGCGTATGTCATTACCATTCCTCCCAAATTATACCCGTGACTGCTATTCCAATAGCCCCAGCTATAACGCCAGATAAAAAAGAGTCACTAATTTTAAGAGCCAAAGCACAAATCATAGATGCTAGTAAAAACGTGATAATAAATTTCATTTACAATTCCCTCCATATCGGTTATAATTTAGTCGTGTAAAGCGTTATTCTTCGATTTCGATCTCTGTGGAAAACATTTCAACATGCCGTCCCTCACGAATCCATTCTTTTGCAAAAGTTTCAATTTCTGTAGTTCCGCGAAATGTTCCATCATTCCCGAACTGTAACCAAATTTGTATTTCTTTCTTCACCCTCCGTTTCGGCCTCTCCGGGATGTCAAAGTGGATTTCGTTCCAGAAATAAGTTGGCCCCACATCGTCTCTCGTCTCTCGACCGCTGAAATCGCATTCGTTTCCACCTTCGATTTTAATAGGGAGTCCATCCCCAAATTCGATATTTTCAACCGTTTCCCAAACTTGCGCAAAGTAGTTCCAAATTTCATCACCTTTTTGTGCTTTTGACAGGTCGTTTTTCGAAAAGTCCATCATTCTACCTCCTCCACCTCAAATTTGACTTCATTTGGAAAACATTTAAGCTCGACAAATTCCGGGTCAGCGCCGATTTTAGGATGGTGATTAAACGCGGGGCACCAAGCCCCGCAGGTAGAACCGGTTATCGGGCAAACTTGTAACCGCCCGTCGCGGACAAAATTACTACCGATGGCAAAATCTCCATCAACAAAACTAATTTTGTTCACCCTGCCGACCTCCCTATCATCCAAATTAGCAGATACATAACTGATAACCAAAACAATAAAACCGTTGTCACTGCAATCAATTCCCGGTCTTTCATAACCATCGCCTCCGTCCCGGTATACAGCCCAATATCAAGCCGCAGATCCGTTTTGACATTTGATAGACGGGTCCCGAAAACGTCCGTCTGGCTTGAGCTAAAAAGGTAATCATTGTGGGGCTTCCTTGGGAAATTCGATTGAATTAATAAACTCATTTGCGGATTCAATTTCCTTTAAAGCCTCTTTTTTAATTTCGTCCGCCGTTCTCAAGATATCATCCGCCATCCAATGCATGATTTCTTGCTCGTGAGCTTTAAGGTATCGGACAAACGATTTTGACACCTCTTTGCTTTCCTGAAAACTGATAACATTTGAGCATCCAGAGTTCCCAAAATAGCCACGCCACGAATCAAAGGAAATCTTGCAAGAAAACGCCGCGAACCTATCGTCCAAGTTAAAACCCATGCCTTTTTTGTCGCAGCTCGAATCCGAAGTAGCTTTTTTAAAAATATCTTTATATGAACGCAGCACATTCAAATCATGTACCAGGCCGTTAAGAGTATCTAAATTTTTCATTGTGAGTTATCCTCCGTTTCTTCTCTGGGTTCCCAATAACATTGATTGTCCGAACCAATGCATTTCCGACAGGGCAGTTCTACGCGGCCAATATCCCTGTATTTGCAATTGTCGCAATTATGATTGATACAATTATCATCAAATGTGTGTGACATTACATAGCCTCCCTATTCTCCCGGCACCACTGCCGGATTTTATTGTTCTCCGCCCGCCTCGCCTTGCGCAGCTTAAGCTGTAGGACTGTCCACGGATCGCGTTTTCGCAACCGACGTTTTCTAGATTTTTGGCGCATCAGGATCACCTCTAACTTGTAAAGTGCATTACCAATTTCCAAATCGCCCAAATGACAAAACCTGTAATTCCTAAACTTAAAATGGCACTGATCAGCCACACACCTAACAATATTTTTTCATGTTTCATTTTTTATCTACCCCTTTCGTAACTGCACTATCAACATCCCCCGGTCAATCGTGTAGTCATATTCCCCGACCGGGATCGGGATTTCGAAGTGTTCAAAAAAATCTTTAGCGGCAATAAATAAATTGAATAAGCCTTTGAGCTTGAAAGAACTATCGGAACCATAATAATCCAATGGTTCAAATTTAATCTGCTTTTCATCCGGGTCATAGTACAGATCAATATACCGAAAACCCAATAAATCCGGAACGGCTTCCCTGCAAAAAGTAATTTTCCCATCCTTGGTAAACACGATTTCCTTTTCGATTTCGGCAAAGCTTTTTTCTTTGAACATTTTAAAAACCTCGCTTTTT